AGGCGGTACCGGATGGGATGCCCTAAACGATACAGCTTATTGTAATATAACAGGTTTTACTACAGATGCAACTAGATTCATTACAATACAAACGCTTGGCGATGCAAAATGCAATATTAATAGAACGGCTGGATATAGACTGATAGTTAGTAGAGCTTATACTAGTGTTCTAGATATATCGGCAGTATCTTATACTGTAATTAAAGGTATAGGAATTAAAAATTCTTCCGCTAACGGAGATAATTGCTTAAGTATAAATAACTCATCATATTGCAAAATAATAAATTGTGTTGGATATGATATAGGAGTAGGAAGCAATGGATATTGTTTTTATAACTACGGTACTGGAAATATATTTATAAACTGCGTAGCATATGGCGGAAAAAGAGGTTTTACGTGTGCAAGTTCCTCTGCAATAACGATATATAATTGTGTATCAATAAATGCTTCAGTGTATGGATTTTATGGTTCTACAAATGGAACGAATACGTTAAAAAATTGCTACGCGGGTACTTCTGGATCATTTACTGCCGGATATTATAATGGCACTCAAAACCATTCCAATAATGCTTCTTCAGACGGTTCTTTTAGTTCAACAGTAGTTGCATGTGCTATTGGCTCTGGGGCTTATTTTACCAATGTAACTGCGGGAGCTTGTAACGCTACAATAGGATCAAGTTCTGGATTAAAAGATATAGGTGTTGACTTATCAGGTGACGTAACTTATCCATTTAATTACGATTTTTTAAATACAACTAGAACTGGAAGTTGGGATGTGGGGGTTTATGAGCTTGCTCCTACCGCCCCATCTCCTTCTTACCCTGCAAAAACAATCGTAGTCGGCGGACAAGGTGATCGCTCTGGAATGTCAGATAACAATGGCGGTGCCTATAGTTCCGGAGGTGCATATAGCAGTTTTCAAGGTGCAAATGGCGAACCATTATATTCTGTGACTGGATGTGCTTATGATACGGCAACAGGTTGGGTACGAAAAACAGGATTATTCGGTATAGGTGCAAAAGAAGCATGGGCTTTAATTACGGAAGGCGGCGCAGGAGAATGGATCCGATCAAGATATTACGTACAAGATGCAGATGACGATGGCATTCTTATTGGAATAGGACTTGGAAGTAATGCTGATCTTGATGTTGCTGTCGGCGGGGCTCTTGCGACTTATACCGAGGCCGAAATTGCATCTGCTTCGGGTGGAGATTCTATCGTTAATAAAATTCCAAATGGAAATTATGTAACAGCTTACGGCGTAACCGTAGTTTTGGAAAATCCAATTACAATAAGCGGAACAGGCGGGGGAGCAATGGTAGGAATAAACGGAGGACTGATCAATGCAATATAAAGCTCTTGAAAGTACATTTATTTTTAATTTTGGTATCAATGATATCACAGGTACAGGCGCCGATGGCACAGACCATGCCGCGTATGTAAGGCTGAAAGGCGCGGCCGCTTCGGCAGCTCCTGTCTATACCGCAACTCCGTATATATTAACTCATGTAAGCTATCCCAATGGATGCGCTGAGGTAGCGGTTCCAGGTACAACTGCTAATGGGTTTCTTGCTAATTCTGAATATGCGGTATTTTGTACATTGGCTGTTAGTTCGGTTAATCCGACAGGGTTTATAGGAGAATTCACAACTACTGCAATAGCGACAGATTTAGATATTGCTGCCGCTGTCAAAGCCGATCCGCCTACAATCGGATGGGACCCCGATACCGTTGTTAAGGCAAACTTAATCCAAATTCTTGGTACTGCGATAACGGAAACAGCAGGACAAATTGCAGCAGCTTTTACCAAATTTTTTAATAAGGCAACGCCAACGGGAACCATCAATAGTTTACCCGATGCCGTAGCCGGAGCGAACGGAGGCATTCCCACAACGAATGGGACGAAAGTTAATCAGACTGTTGATTTGACGGCGGGACAGAGTATCGCCGTATCTGATAAGACCGGATTCAGCTTATCCTCTGCCGGTATTCTTGCGATATGGAATCAGCTACTTTCCGGTTTAACAGCCGTTGGTTCAATTGGTAAGAAATTAGCGGATTGGGTCGTTGGTACTATTGATACATATACTGGTAATACTAAGCAAACAGCTGATGCCGGAGCCATTGTTAGTTCAGTCACTTATGGCAATGCCGCTTTACAAACATTAATTGCGGCATTGAATAATCTTTCAAGCGCTCAGGCACAAGCTGCTGCCGATGCTGCAATATCCGCAAATACGGATATTGACAGTATTATATCGGCATTAGGCGCAATAGCCGGATATATTGATTCTGAAGTGGGAGCCATTAAAACTAAAACGGATCAATTGATATTTACAACAACGGGTAAAGTTGATGCCAGAGTTGATTACGTCGGCAGTAACGCCGTTACAACTCCTGATGATTTTAAGGCTAATATTACGACCCTCGCAACACTTACAGATGCTTTAACAAAATATAATGACATAGTTGATAAACTCAAAGGTTTAATGAGCAAGAATCATACATTGATTACTCCTGTTGGGAATTTTGATCCGGCGGATGACTCTAATGAAGCTATTCGTGACCATGGCGATACGACTTGGGTTGGCGGCGGTGGAAGCGGTCCAACCGGCAGCAATGTAGTTGTTTTAACACTCCATGATGCAATAGGCGCTAATATCGTAGAAGCCAGTGTTGAATTATTTGATGCAGGTGGTACAGTATTATACGCGAGGGAATTAAGCGATAGTTCAGGACAAGTAACCTTTAATCTGGACGATGGTACATATATCGTTAAAATTCATAAGGCCGGATATAGTTTCGACGATGAAACATTAGTTGTCGATGGTGCGGAAGCCGAGACTTATACTGGAACGGCAGCGTCTACGGCTAACGTCAAGAATCTTAGATATTGCCAGGTATTACATGGCACAGAATACTATGATGTAATTATAGCCGTTGATACACTGGATCAGGTTAATGATGTATTGCAGGAATGGGCGCTCGCGAATGAGGATATTGGTGTTGCACTGGATCTGCCTGCGGCATTGATTCAGAATGAAGATATAAGAGAAGTTCTGACGACTAAAAATATTGATGGTTCGGTTTACGTTAAAGCTTAGTAAAATCAATTCCATATAATAATTTTATTTCATGGTCTGCTTTATCTGAGCGGTGAAGTGGACCATGAATTAACATTATAAATCCGTATATTCCAGCCAGCAATAATACGATAAAACAAGTAAAAAGAATTCCAAATATAATAATCGGCATAATATTAAATTCTCCTTTTTAAAATTTTTTCGATATATTTATTATTTTTATTTTTGACCTGACCGTTATAATATCTTAATGCCTGAACGCGATTTCCTTTTGCTTTTCTCAGACAATTTTTATATATTCTGATACCTATTTTGATATTAAGTTTTGGATTAAATAAATCATATTTATTTCCTTGATAATGTAGTTCAGGAATAATTTGACATAATCCAATAGCCCGCGTGTGAATATATTTTCCTTTGTATTTGATTTTAATAAGTTTTCCCATAGCGTGTGGTCGCCAGCTTGATTCCGCATGAATAAGATTCATAAATAATGCAGGAGATATTTTATTTCGGCGGCATTCTTGCCGGACAAATTCTTTAATGCTAATGGATTCAAATGACATTGACGGAAGCAAAAGGATAAGTACAATAATTATTATTTTCATAATTACCAGCCTTTATCAAAAATTTTGATTTGCAGACAAGTTAATATATTACAGCGGACTTATTGCCCGCTTGACTCTGCTATTCTTCTCTTATTATATATTGACCAAATGAATTATGCCAATCGGTTAAAAGAGTTAAATTTCTATCAATCAATTTTGCATATTCATCAAGAGCTTCTTCACAAAAAACATACCCTTGATTTTTTGCCCATGCTATAAGCTTTTCAATATTTTTTTGTCTTTCCATACATCCTCTTTTTTGTCCGGTATTTATTCCGGTATTAAGATTGCAAGGGCTTGTCACTGATCTTGCGCATTACAGCGGGACTAATGCCCGCTTGACTCTGCTAATAACCCAATTCATTGCAAAGTTTTGTTTCTTTATCTATTAATGATTGAGACATATTATCATAATAATCGGCTCGTGCCTGTATTGCATTGAGAGTGTTAAATTTTAATTTCCATTGTTGATAAGGCAATGGATTGCTTACCATACCGATATGATATTCATAATCATCAAGTAAATTATCTTTTTCGGCTTGTTTTTTCCATTCGTTTAATTGCACTTGTGTCATATCCCCTCTTTTTTGTCCGATATTTTACGCCCGCCGGACTCGGACGGAATTTGTTAATTAATTTCAAAATTTTTTGACATCTGGATTGTGTACATTACTGGGCTTATCATGTATATGCCATTAGCGGATACAACATAATTCTGATTTACCCATTTTTCAATTTTCATAGATTTTCCATCTTTGCTCAATGTTTTTCCAACTAAATTTTTAGCTGTTTCGGCTAATTCAATCGATATTTCATAAGCATTTTTTTGTCCATTGTTTGCTTCCGTCGGGTTTTTTGCGGCTTCGATTGCTTCATTGATTGTTTTGTAAGTTGTCATCGTCTTTTCTCATTTTTTAATTTCTTAATATAAAGATATTATTTTATTGCTCTCAATTTGTCAAGCATTTTATTTAAAAATATTTAAAAAAAATAATTGACAAAAAGAATTGCTGTGTTTTGATATATATTAATTTACCCTCATATAAGACTCCTGCTTATATGAGATGCGTAAAGTTATACGATCTTTACAGCTTGCTTTAATGTTCCACGGAAACCCCTTATTCACTCCCGATAAGGGGTTTCCTATTTTATAATTGACTTTTTTTATTATCTGTTTTTAATCTGAAGCATGGACAAGAAACAGGAAGAGCAGGAACAATACGACGTTAAATATGTAGCAGAATTATTGCAATATTGGAACGCATATATGTCTGCTCTTATCGATGAAATTTATACCGGCGTTGCTGTTAATTTAGGATTAAAGGAATCAGAAGCATATAAATTAGCGACAAAGCATCCTGCGACAATGCAGAAAGCCGAATTATGGGATTCTATTCTCAGCCGATTTAAAAATATTTTTCATTATAAAGTTCCGAAATTTAGATATAAAGAAAAGATATATGGATCGGGGAAACCGCTAACGCCGAGGCAATGGCGTAAATTCAATAATGCTATTGATAATTATTGGAGTGAATACGCGGACACGGTGGCCGAGGACGTAACCATCAAGGCACATATCCTGGGAAAACAGACGACTGCCTTCAGAAAGAAGAAAAAACCATATCAGAATCAATCCTTGCATCAGGTTATTGCAGATCAATACAACGGAAAAATGCCGTCCGCGCTCGCTCAGGCCTATAAAAAATATGACTTTAATAAATCGGAAAAGAATGCACTGAACAAGACGTATTCATCCATCGCCATGTACGTTAAACAATCGAACAACGAGTTACAGGAAGCTATCCGGCAGCAGATTGAGACTGGGATAAAAGAAAATAAGAGCCCGGTAGAAGTGGGAAGTCAATTATTTTGGAATATAGAAAGAGATGAAAATTTAACGAATAGATACAGTGCTGAAACATTAAAGAAAAACTGGAATAGAATTGCCTCGACTGAAATGGCATCTATATATGAAATGGGGATACTCGCACCTTATGAAGCAGATGCAATGGCATCGTTGAAAGATCCAAGTAGGGCACAATATTTCGTTAGGATAGGTGGGACGTGTGATTTCTGTGTAAGTGTTCGAGGAACTATTGCTCGATTGATTCCATCGTCAATTATCGCTGGAGAAAATACTGAATTATTATCCGATATTGGGATTAAAGATCCAAATACAAATTATGCATTGTGGATCGGAAAAAATAATATTGGAAGAAAAAAACAAGAATGGTTTCATGCAGTGTGTCCTGCCCATCCCCATAATAAAGCTACAATGCAACCTATAAATTTAGATGAAGAATATTATAATTCCAAAACAGACGATGTAGAGCATAAACAAAAAAAATATAAATTCGTTCCACAACAAATAGATTATGCCGAAAAAACAAAAGAAGAAATAGACTCCAATAATCCAAAAAAAATTGGTAATGACATTGTGCAATTTAATAATAATATTTATCAAGCAGTTGATGCAGCTCAATATAATTTTAAATTAGACGAATGGAAACGGAATACATCTAATCCAATTCCTGTAAATAGAGAAAGTCCTTCGTTCCGTCGAATATTCGAGGAGGCTATAGAATAAGATTTTATTTAACATATTGCCATTTATATCCGCCAGCGGTTTTTGAATTATCTTTACAAGCTATAGAAATACATGTACTAGATATAGATATAAAATCAGCCGCATCATTAATACAAAACCATGTTTTTATTACAGAATTTGTATTTTTATCAATTTGATATATAGCTTTTGCACAATGATGTTTACTTCTCTTTTGAGACTCTTGCATCTTCTTTATGGTTTTTTTCGAAGGATGTTTTCCAAATCTATGATTTTTGTTTCCCATTTGTGCTAAAGATTTTTTTCTTCTAGTTTCTTTTGTAAATATGCGTCCTTTTAAACTATTACTAATTTTTTGTTTTGTTTCGAATGATAATATTCTATTTTTAGCTATAGTAGATAATTTTTTTCTTGTTTCTAATGATATGGTAGCATTTCGTTTGCCTTGTATAAGTGCTTGTTTTTGATATTCTGATATTTTTCTACCTTTTCTACTCTTAGACATTTTATTCCGAGTTTCTTGTGATAATTTTTTCCCTGTTTTTATTATAGATATTTTTTGTTTTGTTTCTTCTGTGTGTTTATGCCCTAACCAATTTCCTGCTTTTGGAAGTAAATTATATAAACTATTAAAATAGTAACTATCAATAATTCGCTGTTCATAAAATAATAAATTTTTTTTATCACATAATAATAAAATTTTAAATGTAAAATTATTTTTTCCATATTTATTATATGCCTGTTGTAAATGTTTATTCTTATGGTTATTATTTTTTAAAGTAGAAAAATGAATATGTTTTCGATTATATAAATCTACTGCACTTCCGATATATCTTTTATTATTAATTTGATTTACAATTTGATATATACCAGTATTATATTTTTTCATAATATTCCTTGATTTTTTATCCATTGTATTTATATAATAAATAAAAATCAATTATTTTAAAGGGATATTATATGATTTTTAATATAGATGAAAATATGATTATGAATTCGATTGCAGAAACATTAGAATCGGTCGGTTCTCAATTATCAGAAGAACAATTTATAAAAATAGTTGAAGCTATTGATGAGGCTTTTCCTTCTGTTGTGGCTGTTTTAACGTATGGTATGCAAGAGAGTTGGAAATCAGAGGCCAGAAACGTAAGTACAGGATGGGGTGACAAATATGCTGCTGCAATAAAAGCTAAAGTTACAGGAAATGTCGGGGAGATATATGTTGACGAAGATTTAATCGATAAAACATCAAATAAACCGAATATGATGTATGTTCGAATGGTCGAGACGGGGATGAAATCGTTTAGTATCAAGGATGCCTTGCTCAAAAGCGAAAAGGCAAAAGTATCCTCAGACGGAGTAAAATACATGGTCATTCCCTTCCCCGTGGCCGCGCCGCGCAAGACCGAACAGGGCTCAATGCAATCTAAATTCGGTGGCAGGGAAATGACACAAGAAATGCATAATATTGTCAAATCCGGCAAAAGATTAAAATCTGGTACTTTAACCATTAAAGGAAAAGATGTGGATGTTACCGGTTTATCCCGTTTCGTTACCCGGCAGCATCATGAACAATATGGAATATTCCGGGTAGTAAGCGAAAAGTCTACGGGATGGATACATCCGGGCGTGGCTGCCGAGCCGGTTTTCCCTAAAGTATTGGCTGAAGTCAATAAACAGATACATGAAGTCGTTTCTTCTTTTTGCCGCGAGATAGTAAAAGAATATACAATGTGAAATTTTTATTTTTTTTAAAATTTTTTAATTCTTGACAAAATTTATTTTTTTTTCTCATATAATAAATAAATCTCAGCAGGAAAAAAATAAATGGATAAAGAAAAAATTTTAAAACTATCAGAAAAAAATAAATATTCTCCTGAAACATCCATAGAAGAAATAAAAAAAAGTTTAGAAAAAAAATATAATATTTCTTATGGAAAATATTCTCATGGAGAATTAAAAAAAGCGATTGTAGATTCCAGCCCGTTTTTTATTCAAAATAATTTAATAATCGGATTCGACCCCACAGACGATAAATTCATATCCGATAAAAAAGAAAAAATCAGTATTGAGCGCCTTGTCAAAGCAGTTATAATTGAAGATGAGAAAGATTTTGAAGATAGACCCCCTTTACGTCTTTCTGATGATGAGAATTCCACTGCGCCAGTACCGAATGATAATCGCGATCCCTTCATTATTATGGGAAAGCAGGACTGGCCGAAAGATTCTCTTGGCGACCAAATTAACCGGTTTAATATGGTTTTCGGCAATCTGAAGGTCGGAGAACTTTTTCTCCCTCCGCATAGCGTAATTGTTAATTTTTTAGAGTCGACAGACGACCAGAAAAAGAAAAAAATAGTATCAATGATACTTGGAAACAATATCAGCCTATATGATGACAGGGAATATATCGATAATACCATGCATGAGATCGGGCATATCTTCTGGCGCGATTGTGTTAAATTCGATGAGAGAAAGAAATTTTATGAACATTTCAAATTGCTCAGGCCGGGTGCTATCTATGAATTTGAGTGGGAGAAATCATCCGAGGAAGAAGTATTCTGCACTGTCTATAAATGGTATCTCAAGAGTTTACTTATAAGTAAATCTTTTTATAATATCCTAGCATTTGAAGACGAAAAAGGACTCAATTTGTTGGAGGCAATATTCGACCGCAAAAGAAAAGAAGCCATTATCAAGGATATGTGGGATCTCCGCAAGGAACAATTATTCGAATATTTGCAACCGAAATTCGATATTACTAGCAATAGCTTTATCCTCAAGAAAGGGCTATTTGACGAGATTAAAGATATAGAGGTGCCGGAGGAAGTGCAGGCTGAGGCAATGAATAGATATGAGGACGGTCATAAATGGATTACGTTAGGCAAGGCGATGGTTCCGGTCGTCAACGGCAGGATCGATTGGGACGAGATGAAAAAGGCGAAAGCGAATCATAAATATAAGAATAAGAAGCCGGACGGCAAGGGCGGTTGGATTTATGATTATGGAAGAGATACTTTATCTTTAGGAAATACTATTCATGGGATGCATATTTCATTAAAGGAAGGTGAAACCGTGGAAGATAAAGTTAAGGAATTAAAAGAAAAACATGGAGGAGAAAAAAATGAAAATGAAGCCAATATGGAAAAATTAAAAAAAAGAGAAAAAGAATATAGAGATAAAGCACTAGAAATTGAAGAAAGGTTACGAGAAAAATATGGAAAAGATGAAAAAGGTTATAGGACTGAATTATGGCCTGAAAAAGATACAAATGAAATGGATAATTTATATAATAGAGCTTATGAATTAGAAAAAGAATTATATAAAAAATTAAAAGGGGAAGAAAAGAAGAAAGAAAAACCTTATAAAGACCAATTTAAAAAACAAATAAAAAATATTTTAAAATCGAATGAATATAACATTTATGGATTAAGAATTAATAGTAAAAATCCAAAAACTGGAAAACATGTTAAAGTTAAAATAGGAGATATTGCTGAATCGTCCTATTATCAACCAGATGGAAAAATAACAGATACAGAACATGGAACTTCTGCATTATGGTTAGCAGATTCAAATTCTATAGATGAAATTATGGATGAAATAGAAAAATATAAAAGTTTAGGAGATGAAATATTATTATTAGGAACTAATAATAATACAAACGAAGGAAACGATCCTGGAGAAATTGAGATGACAAATGCTAAGATATTAGCAATTTGTAAATTTCCTAAAATAAAAAATTAATTATGATTATGTAAATTGATAAATGATCGATATATTCAAACAATATGCTCCTGTATGGGAAACCGAAGTTGCCCGATTTGCTCGTAAATTTTGGTACAATCAGGTAGATGAAGAAACTATACGAATATATAAGAATAAGGCAAGATAATATGACACAACAAATAATAT